TTCTCCTAAAACTGAATCTAATGTAGATTCATATTTTGACAAATACCAAGATCACTCTAGAATGACAGCTGGTTTTACAATGTCATCTAGAACTAGACCTATGGTAGTAGGTAAATTCCAAGAATACATTTCGGATAAAGGTGTAACTATTCAATCAAAACGATTGATAGAAGAAATGAAAACATTTATCTGGCGTAATGGAAGACCGGAAGCCCAACAAGGATATAACGATGATTTAGTTATGGCTTTTGGAATAGCAATGTATATTCGAGATACAGCTTTGAAATACAGACAAAGGGGTATAGATTTAACGAAACAAGCATTAAATAATATGACAGTTAATAGAACAGCATACCAAGGTGCATATTTCTCCAGGGGGATTGATAATCCTTATCATGTAGATACAACCCATGGTAAAGAAGATATTAGCTGGTTAATAAAGTAATATTTATAATAATAATTATATACAATGGCTGATAAAGGCATATTTTCAAGACTACAAAGGTTATTTTCTACTGATGTAATTATTCGTAATGTAGGGGGTAATCAATTAAATGTAACTGATAGTAGTAAAATTCAAGCTACTGGTGAGTTACAAACCAATTCATTAGTAGATAGATATAATAGAATATACTCTACTAACCCAACTTCATTATATGGTCAGCAGTTCAATATGAACTACCAATATCTTAGACCACAATTATACTCAGAGTATGATACAATGGATCAGGATGCTATCATTGCTTCAGCCTTAGATATTATAGCGGATGAATCTACCCTTAAAAATGATATGGGTGAAGTATTACAAATCCGTTCTGCAAACGAAGATATTCAAAAAATACTTTATAATTTATTTTATGATGTATTAAATATTGAGTTTAATTTATGGTCATGGACTCGCCAAATGTGTAAATATGGTGATTTCTTCTTAAAATTAGAAATTGCAGAAAAATTTGGTGTATATAATGTAATACCTTATACTGCATATCATATTTCAAGAGAAGAAGGATACAACCCTGATAACCCAGCTGATGTAAGATTTTTATACTCACCAGATGGATTAGCAAACCCAAGTTCAGGAATGTATACTATGCCAAACCAACGCAAACAAAATAATGGTATTTTCTTTGACAACTACGAAATGGCTCATTTTAGATTATTAGCTGATACTAATTATTTACCTTATGGTAGAGCATATTTAGAGCCTGCTCGTAAATTATTTAAACAATATACGTTAATGGAAGATGCGATGTTAATTCATAGAATTGCTCGTGCCCCCGAAAAACGTATCCACTATATAAATGTAGGATCAATCCCACCAAATGAGGTAGATGCATTTATGCAAAAAACTATCTCAAATATGAAACGTACTCCTTATATTGACCAACAAACTGGTGAATATAACTTAAAGTATAACATGCAAAACATGATGGAGGATTTTTATATCCCAATTCGTGGAAATGATACTACAACTAAAATTGAAACTACTAAAGGATTAGATTATGATGGTATTAGAGATGTAGAATATTTAAGAGAAAAATTATTTGCTGCTCTTAAAGTACCTAAGGCATTTATGGGATATGAAGCAGATATTGAAGGTAAAGCAACATTAGCTGCTGAAGATATTAGATTTGCTCGTACAGTAGAACGTATCCAACGTATTATGCTATCAGAATTAAACAAAATAGCATTAGTACATTTATATACTCAAGGTTATACTAATGAAAGTTTAACAAATTTTGAAATATCATTAACTACACCTTCAATTATATTTGAACAAGAAAAAGTAGAATTATTAAAATCTAAAGCAGAATTATCATCTGCCTTACTAGAACAAAAAATTGTTCCTACTGATTGGATTTATGATAACATTTATAATCTAAGTGAAGACCAATATGATGAATATAGAGATTTAATTAGAGAAGATGCTAAACGTAACTTTAGATTAAATCAAATCCAAGAAGAAGGTAATGACCCAATTGAAACAGGTAAATCATATGGTACACCTCATGATTTAGCCTCTCTATATGGTAAAGGAAGAATGTATTCTGACCCAGGTAATGTACCTGATGGGTACAATGAAAATGACCCTGTAGGACGTCCAGTAGATTCTATTACTAAAACAGGCAAACAAGATAGTAATTTTGGGAAAGATCGTTTAGGTGTTAAACGTATGAAAGACACTGATAAAAATGATGCTAATAATAGTAAAACTGATACAAACAAGAATGCTTTAACTTTGGAAACAGCACAAAGTGTTTATTTGCAAAATAAAGAAATGTTTAAGAAAATACCTAAAAAACGCTTAGTTTTTGAAAGCGACCAATCAGGTGAAAATTTATTAGACGAAAAACAATTAAAAGAGTAATATCCTCTACATATTTATAAATAAATATATTTTTTGATGAAAATTAAACACTCAAAGTACAAAAATACGGGTATCCTTTTTGAGTTATTAGTAAGACAGGCAACCGCCGATACCCTAAAAGGTACTGATTCTCCGGCTATTGATTTAATTAAAAAATATTTCGTGAAAAGCGAATTGGGTCGTGAGTATAAACTATATGAGTCAGTTGTAAAATCTAAGGTTTTAAATGAAGGTAGAGCTAATGCTATTATTAGTACTATTTTAGAAACTTCTCAAAAATTAAATCGTACATCTCTAAGAAAACAAAAGTATAATTTAATTGCTGAAATTAAAAACCACTACGATTTAGATTCTTTCTTTGGTACTAAAATTAAAAATTATAAAGAATTAGCTTCTTTATATACTTTAATTGAAGGATTTAATGCTAAAGAGATAACTGATACCGATCAATTAGTAGATAATAAAGTAACATTATTAGAATACTTAACTAAACAAGACGTTATAGCTGAAGAAGTAAAAGAAGATGTACTTAAAGAATTCCAAACTTATGATAAAGATTTAAGAATTCTTACTTACCAAGTATTACTAGAAAAATTTAATAGTAAATACCAGGACTTATCTAATGAACAAAAGCAAGTATTAAAAGAATTTATTAATGCTGTAGATTCAACACCTGGTTTAAGAAACTTCTATAATACTAAAATTGCTGAATTACAAGAGGCTTTAAATACTGAAGCTAAAAACATAACTGATAAAGCTACCCAAGTAAAAGTACAAGAAATCTCTAAACTTCTTACTGAATTAGATAAAAATGATAGAGTATCAAATGACAATTTAGTTGATTTGTTACAATATTACGAGCTAATTAAAGAGATTAAGGTAGCAAATGGCAAACTTTAAATACAAATTACCTGAAAGAAAGGTAGGGGATGTAAATGTTGATAGTGGAATAAAATCTACTGTTAAAGATATCGACCCTGAAACTGGAACTATTTCTTGGGATATAGAATATGTTCCTGCCTTTGATTCTGTATATAAGGAATTTGATGATTTAAGAAAAGCAATTGCTCAACTAGACCAAAAAACAGATGATAGTATTGTAGATGATATTGCTGCTAAAATTAAAGCAGAATTTAATCGTTATAGAACTCACATCAGAAAAAATTACCCAGAGGCCTATAAAAAATTCCAAACAAATGAAGTATCAATGACTAATTCAGGTGGTGCTACATTTACTCCGGGAACTGGTGCACAATATGCTACACCACGTGCTTTTACCAAAAAAGGAAAAAAACAAAATGATGCTACTAAATATATCCTTAAAAAATTTGGGTATAAATTAGCACCCTCTATACCAAATAGACCATCAAAGGCTATAGACTATAAAAAAGTAATGGAAGAGGGCAATATGTATAAATATAAACTAACTGAAGCTGAAAACGATGTTGAAGTATTTCAACAACAACGTATTCAGGATTTTAGTGAGCTAGAAAGAAGATTAGATACTTTACGTAAAAAACTTCGTCAAGCTAAATTATCAACTCAAAGGTATTATAGAGAAAATCCTAAGAGTTACGCAGTAGTTTATGGTACAGATATGATAAATGATTATTTTAACGATATAGAGACATTACTCACACAAGACCAATAATATGAAAACTTTACAAGAACAGTACAATTCAATTAAAAAAGGAAAAGGAAGCAAACAAATTTTCTTAAAAGAAGCTAAAAGACTATTCCCTAACATGATCACAAATGCCGCTACATTTGATGAAACTACTAAAATCCTTAAAAATAGAAGCGTAATTGCTGAAGAATTAGGTGGGGTAGTAGGTCTTCAACCTATAAATACAATTGAAGCGCGTGCTGAAGAAAGTTGGGAAACAAAATATAAAAACTTTATCGCTGAAGAAGCTAAAGCAGTAGAAAAGAAAACTACTAAAGAAGTAGAAGAAATGACAACTGCTGCTTACGATTATACTGATGTAAAATCATTAGATAATCAAATTGGAGTAGAGGTACAAGAAGGTATCTACTTTGAAGCCAAACAAAACCCAGATAAAACAATTGATGAGATTAAAGAAATCGTAGCTAAAAACTTAGCTAAAGATCAATTACATTATAAGAAAAATGCTGCATTTGGAGTTAAAGGTCTTGGACTCGAAGAAATGAAAAGCGAAGAAGTATCTGGTAAACATAAAGAAAGTGGGTATTCTGATAAACTAAAAACATTAGTTAAAGAATCATTAGGTGGAGTAATTACTACTGGTCATCCAAATTCCATGTCTGCTATCCAAAATCAAGTAATAATGGATATGCTAGAAGAAAATACTGAAGTAGAAGAAGGATATGGAGCTGAAGAATATGAAAAAGGAAAAGAAGCTGGAGAAAAGATAGAAAAGAAAAAAGAAAAGAAAAAAATGAAAAAAGAAACTATCGATTCAAAACTAGCTGAAATCGAAGCTGCGGGTAAAATTACTACTTTAGAGGCTCAAATTGCTGCTATTGAAGAAGCAATGGCT